GGCAAGGCCACGCTTGAACAGGCGTGTTTAATGGTCAAGTTGTGTGAGGCGCAGGGCGATGGTCGGGGGGCTCTCGTCTGTGCCGAAGGTGCGTATCGAATCCCTGTCCAGGTAGGCGATTCGATAGTTGTGAGTGATGTGCTCAATCACTTACATGTGAGAATGTATGAGCATGATTGTTGCATGGCCACGTATCAATCATTATCTTTTGAAGGCGTTAGCGCGTTCACGTGGTGGAGTGGTCAGAACGAGACAGAGGCTTTTCCTGTCGTTAAAGGGACGAAGGATCAGAAGGTGAACCTATGGTTCAGAAATGTATGGATAGATTGTGTGCGTTTCTTTCCTGAGGTCGCGGGTTACCTCGGTAGAGACCGAGATCTGCTGCGGGGCATGCATAATACGCAGGCCACCGCCTGGACGATCTGGGCGTGCGGTGCACATCGATCGCTCGGGAAGTGGGCGTTTGCGGTTATGCGTGCCGCAGGTAGGGATAAAAAGATGCTGACGGCGATCAGCAACTTCGTGAAGGGGGTTGGTGTTCACAGACATGAGTGGGGCGCTCAACTGTGTGAACTTAAGACGATGTATGGTCGGGCGGGTAACGATCGTGATGCAGACGGTGATGTGCGGGGTCGTATCAATCACAAGGCCTTCGTCAGGGACAAAGCAGCCCTGGTTGACAATGAGAGGCTGCGAGAAAGTGTCAGGCGCATTATCAAGAGCGAGCTTGTGTGTGCACCTGTTTGGAAGAGCGTGGATGATTATTGGGATCAGAGGTGGCTTAATACTCGCGCTGGTTCGCACAGCAAATACGCCCACGCTCATATGGGCGTCAGCCCTGATCTGCCGGACCAGCCGACCCGCCGTGAGTTCGCCGAAAATGTGGTGGATTGCTTGGTTGCTTCTGGCACACCTCGCGTGGATGCTGGCCTGAGTTGGAAAGACGAGCACGGGGCGTCACGGGCGATATATAGTTGTGACACACGTTCGTTCTTCACTTTCGACTATTTAGTGGGGCCCGTCGAGAGGGCTTGGCGGAACGACCGTGTGTTGTTGAACCCAGGGAAAGTAAGGCAGGACAAGTTGTACCGTCGGTTGGCTAGATGGGGGCCCAGCTGGTATATGTTGGATTTCGAAGATTATAATAGTCAGCATACTCTCGACGCGTTGGCTATCGTCGTAGATGAAGCCACCGTCGGCGCGCCTGAATACGTAAGGGAGTGGGCACGCAAGTCTTGGTACAACGCGTACATACACTGGGAGAGCGGGGGTATCATGCGTGAGGAGCGTGCGGTTGGCACGCTATTTAGCGGTCATCGTTGCACGACCTTTTGCAATACGATCCTTAACGCTGCGTATTGTGAAATGCAGCTGGGAGATGATTTTTGGATGGTTGACTCGTTGCATGCAGGTGATGACGTGATTTTTGGCGGTAGCGTTACGATGATCGATTCAGTGGTGACGAGAATGCTTGATAGCGTCTTTAGGCTGAATAAGAGCAAGCAGGTTGTTGGTGGCTTCTGCGGTGAGTTCTTACGTCACGTGTTCACGAGGGAGGGCGCTCGCGGGTACACGGCTAGGACTATATCGAGCGCAGTGAGTGGGAGCTGGGTGTCTGATACGATAATGGACGAGACCGAGTATGTGCGGACGTATGCTGCGATGGCGTGGTCGTTGATCAACAGGAGTGGCGAGGAGCGGCTGGGCTTGTTGTTCGAGAGTAGTCTTTTAACTTTCGTGCCCGCGATGGCGTTGCACAGTCAGGACATATTACGTCACAGGGTGAGCGTGGGTGGTATGCCGGTAGCGAAACGAGCCCCCGGGTTCGGGACGACGGTAATCGGCTTGGGTCTGTCGAAGAGACCTATTTATGAGGACAGGAGGAAGTGTTCGTACGCCACGGAGGCTTATATAGGCAGATATATATCCGCGGCGGTTTTGAAGGAGGCTGGTGTCACACACGGGCAACTACACAGCGCGATGCTGAAATCATCGTATAAACCTGTTGTGGTTAAACCGGGATCGGGGCTGACACTTACCTACACTAGGGTTGGCGCAGGTATTGCCGCGGGCATTGACGCCCTTGATGCATACCCCCAGCCTAGGACAACAATATTGAGTGAAGCGTTACGCTCACTCAGCACTGAGCCTCACAGTGTAACTTGGGATAGGATCAGGCAACTAGTTTTTGGCAGCGATGAATCGTTGTCTAATAAAGCTGCTTGCAGTTACTGCTCCTATGGAATGGCGTTATCAGTCGTGGCGAGTATCACTCGTAGAGCCTCGACCGTCCTCCGTCTGAGTTACGTGTACGCTGTGAGGTCATAAAGACCCCGACCCGTTATTCGGGTGCCTACGGAAGTAGAGTCATTGGATGCGATGACAG